ACGTTTTGCCGATGCCCTTCATTTCGCGGACTTCGGGAGAGGGAACTACTATTTTGGTCATTGCTTGGTCGCCTTAAAATTTCCCGTCAGGGATTGATAAACCTCGTTTAGAGGATGTTCTAATTTTAGAACATGGCGCGTAATGTACTCGAAAGGAGCACAAATGCACAAGCCCGAAAATAATTTTTTAATTGAATTGATCGACCTGGCCAGTAAAGAGGCAGGAAACGACAACAAATTGGCAAAGCGCCTAGAGGTCGGAAGATCAGCCGTTAGCGACTGGAGACACGGACGAAAGCCATGTCCAGCGGGTGACGTAGCACTAATGGCCGAGATTGCCGGGATGGAGCCGACCGTGTGGACGTGCCGAGCCGTGGCCGCGCAGTACGAAGGGACCGAGAAAGGAAAGCGCCTGCGCGAAGCACTAAAAAAAGCCTTGGTAGCGACTGGCGCGGCCGCCGTTTCGTGTTCGGCTACCGCTAGTGAGGCGGTTTCCTACTTTATACGATGTATAGATGGTATATATAGCCCTGCCCGTTTCGATAGGCAATGCCTATGCTGACGCCTTACATGGGGCACGCCGCCCCATACCCCGCCCCGCTTATCCGTCGCTAATCGCTCCGAGCGGGTCCCCGTGGTTTTTCAGTGGCGGGAGGCGCAGAGGGTCCGGCAGTTCTGGCCATTTGGCCCATTTCAAACGCAAATCGAGATTCAGGGCTAATGGGCGTATCTGGTCCCAGATCAACCACCTTTGTGCCTGATGGGGCCAGGGAGTGACAAATTTTTTCCTCGACGTCCACGGCAACGCCTTTTTCATCGACGCAGCCGCAGCGGGTGGCCGTACGGATACAGCCTGCAATTACTGGCTTATCTGATGCAGTACCAGGGAGTGGCGCAGGTGGCAGGGTCCCCGCGACGGGTGGCGTAGTTTGTTGACCGGGTGTAGCAGGTGCAGGAGGTAGCGACACTGGCGCAGGCAGCACCGGAGGAGGCACTTCTACTTTTTTGCTAGAAATACCTTTGCCAGTAGCCGCGCCCGTCATGACCGCCATGGCCTGAGGTGCAAGGAAGATGCCGCCGATGATGCCCAGGACAGGGACGACCAGCCAGATAGGGATTTTTTGTTTTTGCTTTGTGTGCAACTCCGAGGACTTGTAGAGCTTGTAGGCGTCCTTCGGGTAGCCCCAATATGTCGTGGTGGCTGTGCCGGTCCGATGTACATCGACAGAGCAGCCGTCCCAATCGTAGATGGCCGCACGCGCACCGCCGAACAAGCGCCGCACATGCTGATGCCGACCGACCAGACGCCTTACGTTCTGATCGATGAGCATTGGATTTTGCGTAATGATGATGAAATCAACCCCGAGGTGTCGGTGTGTTTCCAGCATCGTGATTTCTTCGGGTGGCTTTGTGGACATACCACGCGGACGCCAATGGCGCTGGACCTCATCGACGACCAGGACGTCACCGGGTTTGCACCACTTGTGCCAGTTCCACAACCCGTCACCCTCACCCCGGTCCGTTTTGCCCTCATGGCTTTTGAGCGGTGGCGCCATCATTTCATGGGGGATAACCAGATCCGGGATGCCGTCAATAACGACCCGCCGTTCAATGTCCTGGCCATCATCGCCCTTGATTTTTTCAGACGCTAATTTTTGGATAAGCGTGGAAACCGCGTAGAGGGTTTTGCCCGAGCCAGGAACGCCCGTAATTAAGTAGATCATTTTGCGACAACCCAACGAGTTGCAGACACAGCAGCCCAGATGCCGACACGGGAGGTCATCGCGCCGCAGATGATGCCCAGGCACTGAGGGATGCCAGCCAGGGATGCCAATTGCAAGACGTCACCCGTTACAGATGCCCAGTTGGTTGTGGCCTGGGCCATGAGGGTTTGCAGGCCAGCAGTTATGCCCGTAAATGTGACAGTGCCGATGCCAAGCATAGTCAGGACCCTGAACGCCAGGGGACCCGCAATGCTCATTAAAAAAGTTGCGAGGGTGCCCATTATTGAATCTTGAAAGAATCGGCCAGGATATAAGCAGCCATCACACCCGCCATGCAGATAAACAGGGTGCGAAGGAGTGCAAGACGGTCACAGATCGGGCGGTAGCTGACCGCGTATGAACGACCAATGACGCTAAATGTCAAATCAGAAGGACAGCCGGACGAGGACGAGAAAACCTCAGTGGCCAGGGTGAAGGGAACGTCATTTTTGACAAGTTTGTCGGGCTGCGGCTGGTCCCCGAATTTTGCACAACCGATGCTGTCGGGGTACTTGTCGCAGTCGGTTTGCGTGGACGTTGTAGCGGTAGGCGTAGCAGTACCGGACGTTGTGCTGGTAACTGGCGAGACGAGCAGAGGAGATGGACTAGTCGTAACTATGTCTTTTGGCTGCATATCGACGCGCCAGGGGTAATCAGCAGTCGGCGAAGGGACTATATCGATGACGGGCGTTTTGTATTGCTGTGGGGAAGTATTTGGGATCGGCACCGGGTCACCCTGGGGAACGCGCATTGGTTGTGGCGTGGGCGTCGGGTCAGTCAGAGGGTTGGACGGACTAGGGGCAGGGGACGGGTTAAGGATAGGAGATTCAACGGGCCAGGCAACGTTAGGGACCGGGAACACCTGGGGGACATTGCCGGGAACGTTAATCAACGACATGCCATCTTTAATTTGTTGCTCGGTGGCCGGGTCGTATTTGGTGGCAGGGATGCCCGAGGTAATTTGACCGTAAAAGTTAGAGCTATACGGGTATCCGGTCGGGTCCTTGGCCGTGTAATAAGGTGTGCCACTGGCCGGAATATGAATGACGGCAGACGTGCCAGAGGGACAACCCTGGAGGACGTCAGAGAACGGACCGCGCTGACCCGTGATGCACAATTTTTGATAGGACACACATTGCCCGGTCCCGTAAGTTTCGGTTCCAGCCGCGCACGTAGTCGTGATGGTCTTTTTTTGCCAGACGTTGTTCTGTACTTCGAACCCCGCATCCTTAAACCATTGATAAGCAGCATAGGCCGTTGACCCTATAGCAAGAGCCGCAAAAATGCCAGGATTAGCGAACGCAGCCGAAGCAGCAACACTACCAGCGTTTGCCGCGAAACGATAGGCCGCAGGCATGGTTACAGCAGTCCCCGCGACCTGAACGACAGCAGACGCCGACCGAACACCGCCAGCGAATGACACATCATTGGCAGCGACTTTAATCGTATTTGCGACCCAGTTAGGAGGTGGCGCAAGCTGAGCATATCCAGCCCAGGACCCGGACGCGCCAAGGGTCAAGGCAAGCGCAAGCGCCGCACGTCTCAGCGGAAAGAGAGCGAGAGCAGGAACACTAGGCCGAGGCCGTAGGCCATTAGTAACGGATCGAACATCGTTTTTTATCCTCATGGTTAAGCCTCAGGACGCTTGAGAAGCAGATTCTTGATTTGCTTGACGCCCCAAATGACAGCAGCCGCCGCCAGGATGAGGCCGAACATTTTTGACAGTGCCGCGTATTCATCAGGCGTCGCGGTGCCGAACGCATCCTTGACGGTTATCTGTGCAGACGTACCGCCGCCAGTGGCAGACGCCGCACCCGCGATGAACGAATCTACCTTGGTTTGCATCAGGGATATGGCCGCGTTTTGCGTGTTAATGGAATCCTGCCAGGTGGCGAGTGCTTTGGTGGCGTCATTGGTCCAGCTGGTGAAGGTTGTGTAATACGTGGTCGGTGTGGCGAGCGAATCTTTCAGGATTAGCGTAGAGGTTTGAAGGACCGGGTCATCGCTGCACGAATACGCCTTGAATGGCGCTTTAGTGGATGCGACCACATTGAGCGAGGTCATCAGGGCAAGCATCATTGCATTGCAGGAGTTATCCACGGAAACGACAATTTTTGTATTTGTCTGGTTCGTCGTGAAGGTAACAACCGCCCAGGATTGAGAGCAAAGCAGGGCGCACAACGCCAGGAGATAGAGCCGGATTGATTTCACGTTTTATGCCTATGGTTGCAGGTGTAGCCCCGCAAGGAGCCACACGAACAACCCGAGGGTTTAGCGACCGATCAGGCGCAAAATCTTCTTCACCCCGAACACGGCAGCACCCATGGTGACCATAGCGCCGAGAACAACCAGGGTAGCCGCTTGTGCGTCAGCAATGCCGCTGGTGGCAGCGGTGGTATCGATAGCTGCGAAAGAGGACACAGCACCCAGGGCCAGAGCAGCAACGCCGCCCAATTTAACGATCTTGTTCATAACGAACCTTTCAAAATTACCGAGTAACCCACCCGGCGAGGGTCGATGCAACGCGCATCAATTCAATACTTTTCGCTTCGATAACGCCGCGAGAATTTGGCGTTTCGTTCCCGCCGCGCTGCGCTTGCTTCGCGTTTATCGCGGTAATCGCGATAGTCGGATTCGTACACCATGGAGCCGAAAATTCGCCCCATGTCGTAAGCGACCGACGACGAGGGTTTGCCGTTGATGAGGGCCAGGACGTGAACCACGCCGTACACAGCCGCGACGAACGTAACGAACGCGCCCAGGACGACCAATAGGGCAGGCTGAACGACCGTGAAAAGGTTTTGTGCGACTTGCAGACCAACATCAGAAACGGCAGACATTTTTTTACCCCTTAAAAATAACGCGATCAATTAGCCGCTTCATCCAGATATTCAGGACGACACCGACGACACCAATAGCAACGAGGGACGCAACGCCCTGCAAAAATAATTCGGTCATGCGAAATTCACTTTCGAATAGGCCCCGTCATGCCAGCGCTGCGAGACTTTTCGCAGGGGGGTAACGATGAGACCGTGAGGGATGAGCTGGACCGAATAGGCCGGGTCCAATAGTTCGCCCGTCGCCTTGACGAGCAGGCCGATTTTTTTTCTAACGACTTCGCCCACGCCGTAATCAGCCTTGACCCACTCCGGCAGATTGAGCCAGGAGCGAACACCGCGGGCTTGTGGTGTCAGACCGCCGATGCCGTAGAGCCTCAGGCCCTTTGGAAACCGGGTCAGCTCGCCCAGCTTGGACAGATATTTCATGAGGTAGCCAACGCCGCTTTTTGCTTTTTGCGTGTTACTCATGCCGTGAGGCCAGAACTTGGACTTTGTGCCATAGCTGCGGTCCCATTGGGGCATACGGACGCCTTGTGGTAGCCAGACCAAAAGGTGATAGTGAACAGCGCCGCGACTTTGCAGCTCTGCAACCCAGGTGTAACGGCAGGGAATCGACTTGCGGTAGCACCACTTGCGAAACAGATCAAGCGACTTGCTGATATGGTTTTTTTGCCAGTCATCGACGCCGCGATAGGTGAGGGTGACGAACCAGCATTGCGGGGCACGGAAGCCGTTGTCAGCAAGGCCGTGAAGGTGGCCAGAGGCCCAGACCGATTTTTTTAGCCGCTTTACCCGCCTTTCCGCTGTCGCGGAGGGGGATAAATTGACACAAATCTGAGTTGTTTTAAATGAGACAAGCCCCGCGCCTTCGGCGCTGTGCATGTCGGCGGCGGAGCCGCTCGCCATGCTCAGAGCCTCGGGCGCGCTCATGGCGAGACCTCGCAATCACGAGCGACATTGACAAGCCATAGAGCCAGCTCGAAAGGTGTTTTTTCCCGCTCGGCGCGGCCCATGCCTTCAATAGTTTTCGTTGGCCGAATTTCCGGGTTTTCAGGAATGTGAGGGAGAGGTCCGACGATATAAAAACAGGTGGCCTTTTGTGCACGATGGCCCCACCAGGATTGATAAACTGGAATCAATACGCCGCCGTGATCATCGCGCACGCCGTAATTCAGGCACTTGGATTCAGTCCACAGTTTGGACGTTGAAGGATGCTCGATGACGCCGCCGAACTTGCGACACATATCCATCGACCAGATAGCCAGCTCACGTTCGCCTGCCCGAGGTTTGGCCCAATGAGCGTATTTACCCCACGCACGGCATGGAGGGTGATAAATGCCAGGGAAACCGCCCTTAAATGTGAGCGCGTCCCGGTCCGCGTCATAACAATCAACGCCAGGAATATCCTTGTAATGACTGTTACGCCGGACAAACAACGCCGCAATCATGCGTCCATCCCAATCAAATAGGCCGCGTCCTCACGAACCCGGGCCATGAGGTTTTGCAGTTCGATGGTGGCGAAATAGGGATAGTCCCCGGACGAATGGCACTCAAGCCAGGACCGGGTGACCACGAAGCGACGAGCGATGTTGCTCATATTGCAGGCGTATTTAGCCAGTCAGCATGAGAGACTTCGAAGCCGTGCCGGATGCTGGACAGCATTTCCTGCTCAATCTGATTCATGGCACGTACCAACAAACGCCGGACGTCTTTGGGGATGCCACCCAGGCGGAAGGTGACTTCAATAGCAAGCTCGCGCTCTTGGGCCAAATCGGCGAGATAGCTCATAAGCTCATCCCACCCACGGGGATAGCGTGGGCGCCGTAAAACTCAGCCGAAACGGGATACGGGTTACCGTCCGTTGTACGTTCGACCGTAATGACCATTTTTGAAACTTCGGGCGCGAGCTCTGCTTCGGCACCAAGGGCAGCACGAGCAAGCGCGGAGAGAACCGCCAGGCGCGCAATGTGCCCGATTGATTCGACGTCATTGATGTGCATGGCGCACCCCTCAAGCGTTTTGCTTCGAGGGAATCGCGACCAAGCGGGGGCGCACTTCTATGCGTCCATCCCGCGACACGCGAACGCTTGAAGGGTGCAACTGGTAATGACCGCGGGGGTAGGGTTGTTGGTTTTCTTCGAGGGAAATCTCGAATTTGTCAGGAAATTCCCCGAAGGTTCCAGCGTCATCGCATGGATACAGATATGCAGTTTGAATCCGCATGTGATAAGGTTTGCCGGACGTTTTGCCGATGCCCTTCATTTCGCGGACTTCGGGAGAGGGAACTACTATTTTGGTCATTGCTTGGTCGCCTTAAAATTTCCCGTCAGGGATTGATAAACCTCGTTTAGAGGATGTTCTAATTTT